GGTGAGACCTTGTGTCGAGGGCAAAGCCCTTCCCCGCTCTGGCGCGGTGTTCGATGTGGCGCGGTGGTCAGCGGTGCCCGCGTTGCAAGGGCGCGAAGGGCGTAGGCGAAGCCCGACCGAGGCGCCCGCGCTAGCGGGCGCTAATTTATTACTAGAACACTTTAGAACACGCTACTGAAAAATGGATTTCCCCGAAGGGGTTGGAAGTTGAATTTGGAAGTTCTGCGAAGCAGAAAAAAGAAAACCCCGCGAAGCCTGCCAGCCTCCGGGGTGTTGATTGATAGAAGTTATAGAGGTAACTACCAATGGAACGAATTGTCGACGGGATTTTGTTTGAAGGCAAGTTTCTCGAAAACGCATGGGACGTGCGCACCTGGACAAAAAACGGGGTCATGGAGCGGTCAGCCCGTCAGGTTGTCCAGTGGGTTGAGGTTGAAAACCCTAAACACTCGCCCGCTGACCTTGAGCGCTGGAATGCTCAGTTTGCCGCGGCTCATGAGGAAGAGCGGCGTGAGCGTAGTTTGAGAAAATCAGCGCTTCGCGCAAAAACAACATGTCGCCGGATCATCATCACTGAAGGCTTTGATGAGTTGTTGACTCTGACGTATCGAGAAAATCAGACAGATCGCGATTTATGCAAAAAACACTTTAAAGAGTGGGTTCGGCGCATGGGTAGGGTCATCAAGGGTTTTCGTTACTGTGCGTCATTTGAGCTTCAAAAACGTGGCGCTATGCATGTGCACATTGCAACCCATAAGCTCCCTGAGCATGTTCAATACAAGGGTGTCAAAATCAAGGCGTGGCGCCTCGGCACAGAGGTTTGGCGGTCGATAGTGGGCGCTAATAACGGGATGTGTCATGTAGGTGGCCGTACTCGTTTTGGCACTTCTAGACGTACGAAAATGAGTCTTGCAAAGATGGCCAGCTACGTTTCAAAATACATCACCAAAGACTACGAAAACGCGCCAGATGAGTCCAATCGTTACAGCCGGTCAAACGGTATTACTGTTTCCAAGCCCGAAGTGATGCGATTCACCGACTGCACATTGCGTGACCTCATTGAATTGACTTTTGAGTTGTCACCTGGCGATATTCTTATCAGTCACCGGGTCGGACATTTCAAAGATTCCATGTGGTTATGCACTGAAAAGCCCATAAAAAAAGCTCCCTAAGGAGCCTTGCTATCAATACAGTAGCGCTTAACATAGTGAATATCGCGCTCTGTTCGGTGTTCCTAATATACATCGTAGAACATCATTCATAGTGCTTGCGTATGTCAGGCTGGCCACTAGGAGCAACACGGAATTTAGAGCCTCTCCAGTCTGATGCGATTGCTTTCCCAGTAGCTTCTGCAGTTGTTCTCCGCGCAACGTTCCTTTGTGTCTTTCTAGTGTTGCTCGTATCAGCTCCTGTGCTGCGTCTTCTCGCGCGAATCCTGCGATTCGTGCCCTGTCGGGTGGTTGACACGGTAACGCTCCTGACTTCCATCCGCTCACGTGCGACTGAGGTACTCCAAGTGCTTTTGCTAACTGGTATTCACTGCCTACCCGTTTTCCGGCTTTCTCGATGAGTTGGCGAACATGTGTAACAAATGTAACTTCTTCGGCCATAGTTACTAAATCCTGTAATATTGGGGTACTTACTAAATCTAGTAAGCAATCACAAAAGTGATAACTAATCTTAACTCTGGATGGCACTCCATGACACACCCCAATCAGCAAGCATCAGTTCGGGCTCTTATTTCTGACTGGCCTCCCGGCTATCTGTTTGTTTCTCGTCGTACTGACGTCTGGCTCGAAGCTCACGCAAAAGCCTTTCAATCTGGCGCTTCTCTTCCTGACTGTCAGAGAGCGGCCGATGCTGCAGAGTCAGATTTCATTACCCGTTGTCTCTGGGCAGAGCCTATGCCCTCTGGGACTGAGTGTGTTCTTGTTGCTGCTTACGCGGGCTCCCATGTCGAAAATTCCAACGGCTTGAGGGTGCCACCTCCGCTCGCGGATGGGCATGGGGCCTGCACCCCTTGGGACGTCAATAAAAAGCTGGTGACTCCATGGGCCTGAGCATCCCCTCATGGGTTGCGCGCAGTCCATCGGGGGCAGTTCGCCCTAATCAATCCAAGGCTTAAAAATGACCTCTTTCATCAGCATCGTCCAAGTCCTCACAGTCGAAAATGAGGAGCGCGTCTCCAAGTCCAAAGGGACTAAATACCAGCATTTTGTTTGCCGCTGCATCCTGCTGGATGAAAACGGCGCGGTTGTCACCGTAGGCAGCATGTCAGGCCGTCGCATTCCTGCAGAGCTTCGCGACTCCATCAAGCCCGGCACTTACACCGCCTCCTTCTCGCTCCAAGTCCCCGACTGGGGCGATGACAAGGGCGAAATTGTCAGCGTCTTAACTGGCCTTGCTCCCTATAACAACCAGCCTGCGCCATCCAAAGTCGCGGCAAAAGCCTGACCATGCTCTGCGCATTCGTCATCCCAGCTAACGCCAATATCGGTGGTTCCGGCCCTGCGGCTGCCGTTTCTAATCAGCCTTTGCTTGGGGTTGTCGATGCGCCTTCCTGCACCTCCGGTCAGTATTTGCTACTGACCTCATCTGAGTTCGAAGCGCAAGTTTCTTCACTCAACCCTTTAACGCACTTGTCAGTGACTGACGGTGCATCTATTGCGGGTGCCATCCTCGCGATCTGGGCTATCGGCTGGGCCTTTCGGGTCTTGATTCGTACGCTCAGTGTTTCAGATGGTGAATTAACTGAAAAGGAGTCTTCATGACTGTTGCAATTAAACGCGGCCTTGTCGCCACTGGTGTCCTCGTTGTCGTTGGCTCTGCTAACGCTGCTGCTATCGACGTCGCCGCTGTCGTCACTGATATTGGCGCTCAAGCTGCCCCTGTGGGCCTGATTGGCGGCGCTGTGCTGCTTATCGTGCTGGCCGTCAAGGCCTTTAAATGGGTTCGTGGCGCCCTGTCCTGACAGCTTTTTGACTGCGCTCGGGGGACGCCTCGGGCCTTTCCTGAAAGCGTCAGTTCTGGCGTTTTTTCGAAGGGAAACCACAAAATGGGTCTGTTCATCTTGATAGCAATCCTTCCCGCAGCATGGCTCATTTTTTCAGCCTGATTCGGCGGCTGTCTTTTGCCGTCGTGCTTTTCACGCTGCTCTGTTTCGCGTCTACGTCTGCTCGTGCAGAGCTTGTCAAAGAGCCCGGCCCAAGGTCCTGCACTGCTGCTTATCTTGCAAGCTACGGCACAACACATCCGAACTCCACACTTGCTAGTTGCACTCCTGTGCCAAATTCTCCGACGGTTTGCAATGCGACTATTGGCAATTACTGGGGTGGTGGCGGTAGTCTTACCACGACTCTGAATTGTCCTTCTGTCATGCAGTGTCCTGCGAATTCGTCAGAGACCAATACGGGCGCTTGTGCCTGTAATTCAGGTTTCACAGAAACCGGCTCCCCTGCAGCATGTGTGCCTTCTTCACCTCCGCTTGATTTTGGGAATGGTCAGTGTGTTGCGAATGCTGAAAAGGTAAACGGCACTTGTCAATGCAAGTCCGGTTTTACTCAAAGCGCTGGCGGCTGCTGGGCTACGTCGTCCAATACCTGCGTTGCTAAAACCGGCTCTTCTATCGGTGATCAGGTTGTCCCTGTTTCTAGCATCTCTGGTAATCCTTCGTCTCTTCCCATTTGCGATGGGGGCTGTGTTGCCTCCGGCTCTGTGAGTATGTGCGGTGCTAAAGGTGTTGGCAGCTTTTGTTGGTTAACTGATGCTAAGTTTACGGGTGCTACTTGTACTGGTACTGATGCTGTTAGTTCGTCGTCTGGTACGCCTACGGCCGCTCCTGGTCAGCCAGCAACCGCAGTTCCTCCTGGTAAGTGTCCCGGCACTGTGAACGGTGTTGAAGTGCTGGTTACTTGTGATCGAACAACACAAACGACGGGCTCGACTTCTTCAGGCACAACGACAAACAGCACTGGTTCCGGCACGTCAACTACTTCAACGACAACAAGCACCGGCGTTACCAGCTCTACAACAAAAACAGAATGCACAGCTGTGTCCTGCACCACAACTGTGACAACAACGTCGACAAGTCCTGCCGGTGTGACTGGCACAACAACGACTGAAAAAACAGAGCCGAAAGAAAAGTTTTGCACTGAAAACCCAAAGTCCCCCATGTGTATAACGTCGTCGTTTGGTGGTGCTTGTAGCTCCGGTTTCACGTGTGACGGTGACGCTGTTCAATGTGCCATTGCAAAAGAAACTTATCGTTTCAATTGTTCCCTTGAGCCTTCACAGTCAGTTCTTGACGACTACAACGCAAAGAAAAACAAGTCTGGCAATCAGGTAACGCAAACAGTCGTTGAGATCAGTTCGGCCAGTTTCAACCAGGACAATTTGCTCGGTGTCTCTGCCACCTGTGTTGCTGATAAACCTCTGTCGATGACTGTCGCGGGTAAGTCTTTCTCCGTGACTTTGCCATTCTCCAAAGTCTGCCCATATCTCGAATATTTGGGTTATTTAAACCTCGCACTGACGTTCATTTTGTCAGCGCGAATTATTGGAAGGGGCTAAACCATGCCTGCAATATTGGCCGCTCTGGGCAGTCTGCTGCTCAGTCTTGTTGGTTCTGCTGTCGGTCAAGTCGTGGCCGCTCTTGGCGTCGGCGTCGTCGCTTATACCGGCATGTCAACGACTCTTGACTGGCTCAAAACCCAGCTGATAGCCAATTTTTCAGCCCTGCCGGTCGAGGTGCTCGGCATGTTGTCGGTCATGAAAGTAGGCCAGTGCATCAGCATCGTTTTTTCTGCCATTGCTATTCGCTTGCTCATCAGCGGCATGACTGGCGGCACTGTCAAACGTTGGGTGACAAAGTAAATGTTTTACCTGCGCACTGGCGGTAACGGTTCCTGTAAAACCCTTTTCACGCTTCGTGATGTCAGGGACCTGCAGCTGTCTACCGGCAGGCCAGTCGCTCATAACGGTCGCTTCAAAATCTACCCTCACATAGAACAAGAATTCGGGTGGAAAAAGATTGATTTCAAGCTTTGGTGGGATGAGCCAGACGGGACTATTTTCATCATTGACGAGGCTTATCACGACTTGCCCGTTCGGCCCAATGGCCAGCAGCCTCCTGCGTATATTGCAAAACTTGCAGAGCATCGGGCGCGTGGTTTTGATTTCTTCTTCCTGTGCTTACACCCTTCTCAGATTGACAATTTCGTCAGGAAAGCAATCGGTTCTCCCGGCTGGCATCAGCATTTAAAACGGGTTGCCGGTGCGTCGAACCTCACTCGCGTTTTGCAGTGGGATTCAGTGCACGATAACTGTCAGAAGGATGGTTCTGGCAAAACGGCACAGATACAAAACCGGGTCCAGCCAAAAGAGGTTTACCAGTGGTATGACTCGGCGTTTATACACACGGGCAAAGTCAAGATTCCCAAGCAAGTTTGGATGTTTATCGGCTTCCTTGCCCTCGCTGTCCTTCTTTTTTACTTGGCTGGTCATTTCCTTTATAAAAACGTCACTAAAAACGTGCCTCCGGCCTCGCCAGCCGTGCCTGTGGGCCTTCAAACAACCTCGGCCAATGGTCAGGCCTACGGCGGTCAACAAAACGCCTTAGGGCGCTCTATGACAGATGCTGAGTACATCGCCCAATACAAACCCCGTATCGATGGCCTGTTTTTTTCTGCGCCCAGATATGACGAATTGACCCGGCCTACACGTGTCCCTGTGCCTGTTGGCTGCGTTTTGTATGACGGTGATGGCAAGGGCTCTTTTTGCGTCACTCAACAAGGTACACGCTTCAGCCCTCCCCTCGATTTCATCCGTTCATTTATCGAAAAGGGTTTTTTCCTTGACTTTGACCCCGATGCTGGCGGCCGCGATGGCCAGCAATCGTCATCCGGCTCTGTCCAGTCTTCGGCCTCTGCAGCCGGTGCTGTGTCCTCTCCTGTGGCCCTTAAATGATGTTTCCCGGGGTATGGGGTGAAACCCCATGTAGCGAAGCGGTACGGTATTACAGCGCCCAGCGCTGGGGCGCTACTGCCTGCCGTACTTCATACCCAATCGAAGCGCAACCTTTTCATCCTGAGAAACACGGCTGTTGGGTGAGACCTTGTGTCGAGGGCAAAGCCCTTCCCCGCTCTGGCGCTGTGTTCGATGTGGCGCGGTGGTCAGCGGTGCCCGCGTTGCAAGGGCGCGAAGGGCGTAGGCGAAGCCCGACCGAG